TCAAGCATCAACTCTTTATTTGCATTGCCTTTATCTGTCGCAAACTTCTTAATGACTGATGGTGGCAGTAGAGTATAATCCCAATTACATTCTATCTTTAGTTTATACTTTAATAACCCTAGGTTTTCTGCGATATGAAATACTCTTCCCGTGGAACCATACGAGTAATCTTCTATTTGAATAGGCGCATCGCCTGGCCAATAGAAGTATTCATGTTTAATTTGATGTTCTCTTGTGTGTGATTTGATGATGTCAACAACCCAGTCAGCAATTTGGCTGTATCGTTCTGGTTCGCTTTTGTAAATTTGATGTGGTGAACCAATGAATCTAACAGACCCGTCTTTGAATGTGGCATCATACTTTTTTGTATTTGTTAAAAAGTAAAATGTACAATCTTCGTATTTAAATTCACCTTCACTTGTGTTGACACATACGCCTGGTGAACTTAAACTATAGTCAATCCCAATCTTCATTTAGTAATACATCTTCTTCAACTTGTTCATGCTCTTCGCCACAAAAAGGACAATACTGTTCGATATAATCGTCCTCATCTAAATCATGTACTACAAGAAATGTTGCAGAACAATTTTCGCATATTGTTTTAATTGCCACTAAAAGTCTCCATCAACATAGGACCGAATTGTACCATAATCCACGAGAGAGCGCCAATCGCAACTAAACCTAATAGCATCCACTTCATCTTGAAGTCATCTACAATCATCTGAAATCCTATTATTTCGTTACCTAATATTCTTACAGATAGTTCTAGTTTGCCTTCATCATCTTTTTTACTCATAATTGAAATCCTTTAAAACTGTTTGTTTCGACATCTTGTTTGATACCGCCCACAACATAACTTTCAATCTCTGTTTCTTGTGGTGCGTTCTGTAGACCTCGACTATTTAACCAATGTTCTGTCCAAGGTAGAGGGTTGTTTCTTAATCCTTGTTCATATGGTGGTGTGAGTCCAATACTTTTCATTCGTCTATTTGCCATAAACTCAACATACTGATTGAGTAGTGTGGCGTTTAGACCAATCATTGAACCTTCTTTAAAGAGATAATCTGCCCAATCTTTTTCTTGTTGCACAGCCTCATCATACATTTTGTAAACTAGTGGTTCACACTCTTGCATGATTTCAAGCATCTCTGTATCGTTTTCTTTGTTACGGTAGTTATTTATAATGTTCTGAGAAACAGCAAGATGTACATTCTCATCTCTAGCAATAAGAGATATAATCTTTGCACTTCCTTCCATTAACTTTAACTCGCCAAAACCAAAAGAACATGCAAATGAAACATAGAAACGAATCCCTTCGAGTATGTTTACATTGATGAGATTTAGATATAGTTGTTTCTTCATCTCTCTCATGTTGCCTTTGCCTGTCGTATGATATCTTTGAGCATACTCTATAAACCTATCATATGATTCGGTTACTGTTTCTGCTCTTGCCATAATTTCAGGCGTCTGTACAATTGTGTCTAGTACAGCCGTTGGATTTGAATAGACATTTTTCATAATGTAAGTATATGACCTACTATGAATTGTTTCCATAAAATCCCATGCAACAATCATTGATTCTAATTCAGGCAACGAACAGTAAGGCAAGAACGCTAGACATGGACCTCTGCCCTGTACACTATCTAATAGTGTCTGATATTTTAAATTAGCGGTAAATATGTGCCTCTGTTCTGCTGTTAATGAATTAAAATCATTTCTGTCTTTTTGCAAAGACACTTCTTCTGGACGCCAAAAGAAACCCAATTGTTGTTGATTCAACTTCTCAAATATGGGATACTTCTGTTGGTCAAACCTCTGCGTGTTCGGCTCAGCGCCAAAGAACATCGGTTGTTTAGTCCAATCAACTTCTTGTGTATTAAATACTTTAGTCATTCTTTTTGCCGTCTAACGGTCCTGGTCCTTGTGTGTAGTGTAAACCATCATTGCCGTTTTGCCCAATGATATCCATTCTGGATACTGGCTTTTCAACAGGTATGTGTTGCTCTGCATCTATGTTTGAAAAGATACCAACCTTGTCTGCTCTTTCCCACATTTCAATAATATCATCTCTGATATATTCAATAGGAGTGCCAGTAGGGTATTCATGCGACCAGTTGAATGCCATCTTTGTGGCGTTCTCTCGTATAGTTTTGAGTCTGCGATTCTCGTAATATTGTGCTTTACGCCATGCAACTCTGTCTATAAATTCTTTTGTGTATTTTTGTCCGAATAGTGTTTTAAGCATTTCTCACCCTCTTACTGTTTGGGTGGCGTTTTGCTGTAAATGTACTATGACTCATATTCTTTTTCACTTTTGGTTGTCCTTTTTTAGTTATTATTCCTGGTATGCTTCTCTTTCCCATTATATATTCTCCTCTTCGTTTGGGTCAAAATAATTGTTTCCGTCAAAGAAAGGCCATATTGGTTCAGTCTGATTGACATCACACTTATGCATCCTTTCCATCTTATCTATGTAATCGTTATTATCAATTGAAGGGTCGATTTGACCATCTTCAATCAAGGCGTTCATCCAATCAAAATAAACCATCTGGTCGCCTGTTGGTAAGTTGTGAAATTGTATAGGTCCTTTTGCCATTATATCATACACGCTTCACAGTAATCATCATAATCTTCCTGAGATTGAAATTCTTCTCTCTCTTTCATAGGTTGATTATCATGCCAACCAACTGAATGTGCAGGCTCATCTATGTCTGTCTTTGCATCATATGTATTCTGATAGTATGATGTTTTCCATCCCAACTTATATGTAGTCAATAAGTCATTCGCCATGACAGATATCGGCACTTCACCATCTGTGTAGTTCTCTGGATTATAACTCCAGTTGCCACTTATTGCCTGGTCAAAATACTTCTGCATAGTTGCAACGACATTAATATAACCCTCATTACTAGGCATATCCCATAGTAGTGTGTAGAAGTTCTTCAGTCTGTAGTAATCAGGAACAATTTGTTTAAGTGTGCCTTTTTTACTTTTCTTAACTGAAAGATAATCTCGTGGGGGTTCTATGCCATTTGTTGCGTTAGACACAACAGAACTACTTTCTGACGGCATTTGTGCTGAAAGTGTACTATGCCTTAGTCCATGTTCTTGTATATCTTTTCGTAATTGTTTCCAATCGTAACTTAACTTTCTTTTGACAATCTTATCTAAGTCTTTCTTGTATGTGTCAATTGGAAGTATTCCGTCTGAGTATTTAGTCTTTTCAAAATATTCACATTGGCCTTTCTCTTGTGCAAGGTTGTTTGATGCCTTCAACAGATAGTATTGAAATGCCTCTGTTGTTTCATCTACTAGTTCAAGTGCCTCTTTGTCGCCATAAGATACATGATTCTTTGCAAGATAGTGAGCAAGACCAATATAACCAATGCCTAGTGAGCGCCTTGATTGTGCCGACTGTTTTGCAGCCACAATAGGATACTCTTGATAGTCAATGATTTCATCTAATGCTCGAACTGACAAATCACATAGTTCTTCTAAGTCATGTTTATCTCTAATCAAACCTAGATTGACAGCAGATAGAATACACAATGCAATCTCGCCGTTCTCATCATCAATATGTTCTACAGGCGTTGTCGGTAATGTTATCTCTTGACATAGATTTGACATGTAAACTTTGTCTTTGAAAGATGAGTGAGTGTTACAATGGTCAATATTCATAATATAGATACGACCAGTTTCTGCTCTTTCTTTTAACAATGTACCTATGAGTTCTTGAGCTCTTATCTTTGTTTTTGGTGTCTTATAACTTCTCTCATACTTCTCATACAACTCATCAAACTCTGGCATACCAAATGCCTCATACAAACCAGGCACATCATGTGGTGAGAACAAAGTTATTTCTTCGTCTTTAATAAATCTCTCGTAGAATAGTTTTGATATTTGTATTGAGTAGTCTAACTTTCGTACTCGATTATCTTCTGTACCTTTATTGTTTTTCAGTACAAGTATATCTTCTATTTCTTGATGCCAGATTGGGAAGTGAACTGTTGCACTTCCGCCACGAACACCATTCTGTGTGCAACATCTTACTGTGGCTTCGAACTTCTTGAGAAAAGGAATAACACCAGTGTGTTGAATTTCTCCACCACGAATCCTCGAATTGATTCCACGAATTCTGCCAGCATTAATGCCAATACCTGCCCGTTGGGCCACATAACGACCGATAGCCATGTCGCTAGAAAAGATGCTAGGTAAACTATCATCGCTATCGACCAGTACACAACTAGCGAACTGACGAAGAGGAGTCCTGACGCCAGCCATAACAGGCGTTGGAATATTAATTTTAAACTTGCTAATGGCATCATAGTATTTTTTGACATAGGTTATCCTTTTTTCTTTTGGGTAGTTTGCAAATAGTGTAGCGGCAATCATCATGTACATAAACTGTGGTGTTTCAAATATATCACCATTACTTCTGTCTTGCACTAGATACTTATCCATAACTTGTCTCAGTCCTGCATAAGTGAAACTGTAATCTCTTTCATGGTCAATAAAACCATTCAGTCTGTCAATCTCTGCCTCAGTATAGTTTTCAAGTATGCCTTTATCGTAAACGCCTCGTTCTACACACTTGTTAATTTGTTCTAGTAGTGTTGGGTGTTCCCACAACTTGTGAAATAGTTTCTTTCTTAATGAGAACAATAATAATCTAGCAGCAACGAACTGATAGTTGGGTGCATCTAAACTAATTAAATCATTTGCAGACTTGATTAGAATTTGTTGTATATCTTCTGTAGATATTCCATCGAAAAATTGTATACCACTATTCATTTCAACATGAGAGGCACTAACCCCTGTTATATTTTCAGTCGCATGTCCTACCATTGAGTGTATCTTTTCAATGTCTAGTGGCATCTTGCCTCGACCATTTCTTTTCCGTACCGATAGATTATCTGAGGTCATTTATATCCTTTTCCAATTATTAATGTTTTGAAGAGCGGTAAGGCCGCTGTGTGTATTATTATATATAAGCGTTTGAACTTGGGTAGCGGACTTTCCAGAAAGAATCAAATCATTAATATCTTTGCCTTCTCTGACTGTCGCTGGCCAGATACACACATTGAAATTCTTGTCAACAGCACTTATCATTCTATTTACAATGTGTTCGTTTCTTGGTTCATTATCAAATATCATTGTGCATTGCTGGTGTTGTATTGTGATGCCACCATCTGCATCTGCCCCAGCAAGAGCAATTGCATTATCTAAAAACAGACTGTCGATAGGACCTTCTGTTATCATTACAGGTTTGTTGAGGTCTATTCTATCAAGACCATAAATCTTTTGTTTTGTTTCGTCAAACTTGATAGTAATATATTTAGGCATTTCTTTACCAAAGGCACGGCCTTGAAATGCAAAAAACTTACCAGCTCTATCATAGAATGGTATCACAACTCTAGGATGGTCTTGTCTTAAATCTGGGAACTTGCCTGGTTGAATCTCATTACAGAACTCATAGAATCTTGGTGCAAGAAAAAACTTATCCCAATGTTCTTTAGGTATCTGTCTGTCATAGACAAACTGTTTTGCAGGGTGTGTTTGTACTAACTCATCAAATCTTCTTAGTTGTCTTAACGCCCTGTCATAACGAGTGAACTCTGCAAATGGTTTCTCTTTAGATTTCTTAAGTAACCTAGAAGGCGTGAAATCAAATTCAGGTTCTTCTTTTTTAGCAACAACTTTACCTTCTTTGAATCTCTCAAAGATATATTCTTTATGCATTGATGGGTCAACAAACTTGATAAGATTGCCAAGAGTCTGACCAACACCACAGTTATGGCATTTGAAAAACATATCGTTCTTCTTTCTATAAACAAACCCTCTAGCTTTCGTTTGCGACTTCTGTGAATCGCCACAATGAGGGCATCTAAAGTTAAATAGATACTCTGATTTTCTTTTGAACTTAGGGAGTCTGGTTGAGAGAAGGTTTAGGTATTTGATATCTATGTATGTTGACATAACATAGATTATACACTATTTTAGAATTTTGTCAAGCTCTTTAGCTGATTAATTGCATTAACATGCTGTCTGGATTTGACATCATCAGACCAACAATGATAGAACCACCAACGATAATCCATCGCCATTTCTCTAATACAGCGACTCTATTGTCTAATTGATTTCTAATGTTACGAAGTTCATTGAGCATCTTATTCTCTGATTGAATTTGATGTTCTCTTAGTTCTCTACTGTTTGTTGTGATTCTTGAATGTAATTCTTTGAGGTCATTATCCCACTCTTTACGGCGAGATTCTAAAGTAATGAAGATATCATTATCAGTTTCTTCTGCCTTGGCCAGTTTAGTTTCTTGTTGAACCAACATACCTTTTAATGATATTGTGATGTCGGTTAACTTTTCAATCGCAATCTCTAATCGCTGATGAATTAATGCACCTGATTCTGCATCTTTTTCAAGTAGCGCGACTTGCGTTTTGAGTTTTTCTAAATCTGCCACGACTTACTCCGTTGCTTCAGCTTCTTCAGATTCGTAGTATTCTTTATACGCCAATAAGAGTTGTTTTTGTTCTGCGAGTTTGTTTCTTATGTCAGTATAGTTTACTTGTATTTTTTCATAACCAGTATCTTCTACAGCAAATAGAGCATACTCACCGCCTGCAGCTTTGAGTTTTTCAAATATCTCCATTGCATTATCTTTAGTGATAATAATCCATTCAACATCTTGTAGTTGTAATGGGTCTGGATTTGGTAAGTTAAGTGGTGTCTTAGAAACTTCAACTGTTGTAACTTGTATTTCTTGCACACTCTCTGAACAACTTGATAAAAATACTGCAAGTAGTCCTAGAAGTAGGATGTTTTTCATTTTATTCTCCATAATATTATTTAGGTACATAGTTCGGGTTTGCCAATCGAGGGCAATCTAAATTTGCTTTTGACTTCTTTGTAACTGCGATTTCTTCTTCAGTAAGTGGTGAACCAGAAGCAATCTCCATACATCTTTTTGCGTTACCTCTTTCTTTGTTTACTATCTTTACAACTAATGCTGGTCTTGCCTCTGCAAGTTGACCAAAGTCGTGTTCTGATAACTTTTTAATGAGAACATCTTTATCTGATTGCAAGTCTGCTCTATTATCTCTAACATCAGCCAATGTTGTTCTGACTCTTTCAAAGTTTTCAGTCTGTTGTTTGATAGTTGCTTCGTTTTGTTCAACAGCGCCTTCTAATTTAGTAGTGTTAATCTTTAGAGTAGCATTGTCTGCTCGAAGTTTCTGAACATACACATACCCACCGCCAGCAACACTAACGATTAAAAAGAAGATTATTAACTTAACTTGAAACATTAGTTACTAATGATATCAAAGATATCTTGTACTGTTTCAATGCCATCAGCTTCTTCGTCAGTAATAGGGCGATTGAATTTTTCACCAACTTCAATGATTACTTCTAAATTAGTCCAATCATCTGAATCTAAATCGTCTATTAAATGTGATGTCGCTGATATTTTACTGACATCTACATCTAACTTTTCACTTAAATATTTTATTAATTCTTCCATTATACTTTCTCCTCTAAATCTTTCAAACGCACTTCAAGTTCATCAATCTTCTTTGTAACATAAGGATACTTTTTACGCCATGCATCTTCGGGTTGTTCTAACCATGTCCACCCAAATCTTTCAACAAGATAGTCTACACCTCTGTCAAACTTAGAATATAACCAAAGACCTATTCTTGTGCTTTTAAAGTATGTTGAGAACGCCAGACCAAATAGAGAACCTACGAGTGCAGTATAAATCCACAAACGATTTGACGCCATTTGTTCTATCATTTCCCACATTACTTCTTACTCTCTTTTTCGCAAAGGCCGTGATAGTTGCCCATGCCGTGGTCTGCAAATCCATCAACTTTGCCTTTCAGTAATCCTTTGGCTGTGCCTTTGAACCATTCTTGTATCATGTACCAACGACTGTAACCTTCTTTAACATTGCCTTCAGTATCAAAGTATGTTGTCTTATCACTCTTATGTGTGAACCCAAAAAACTCAGGTGGCACTTTTGTAACAACATCATTGTTGTTTCTGAAACGATATGCCTTGAAGTTCATTTGTTTCACTACTTTAGGTGTGCCAGTTCTTGGTGAACCAAAAGTATAACAGGCAGAGTTCTCGTCATTGATACGAGCAGAAAAGAGTGTTGCCAAAGCAGCACCCAAACTATGACCAGTTACGAGTAGTACTTTGTCTTTGGCATTTTTGTCGTAGTGTTTCTTTAAATCTTCCCAGACATCATCAAGAGCGGCATCAAAACCTCTGTGTATTCCTTTCTTCTTACGAAACTGAAGGTCTGCCTTAATATCTTCCCATGATGTTGGTTCTGTACCTCTGAAAACTACGATATAATTTTCTGGACATGTAAGTGTGTAACACTCTGTACCGCCATTCTTAAACATCTTAATATTCCAGTCTTTCTTAAATACTTTTTTGAAAGCTGCTGGTTTATCGTATGCATGTTTGGCTAACTTCGCCATGAATGTGGCGTTCTTCCATGAAAATTGATTATCAAGTTTACGAGCCATGATTAACCCTCTGAAAGTAGTTGATAGGCACCATAAGCGATAGCGGCATATGCTGCTATGTTTACGAAACCACCTAAAAATATAACTACTAATCCCATTGCAATTAGAGCAACTCCACCTTGTGAAGATTTCTCTTTAATTCTACTTGTAATCCAATTCATCTTTTTTCTCCTTTTTTATTGTTTAACCATCAACATAGTTTGGAACATCTTGATTAAATCCAGGTGCCAGACCTTGATAGTCTTGTCGAGGTTGTTTAGTATCTTTATCATCTTTAGGTTTAGAATCTACCTTTTTAGCCTTTTTAAGAGATGAACCTTTTCTTGTTGGTTCACCTAAATCTAATTTGCCAGAACTATCCTTAGGCATGTGTTTTGCAGGTTTAAATACTTGTTTACCTTGAACTTCATCATCCTCTGTCATAGTCCTCTTTCTTTTTCTTTGCTTGTAAATTCATTGACATAGTAGGTTTCAAGTAACTTGTTGCAGGCACTTGAAGTCCTAATGCATATTCTTTTGTGAACGATTTAAACGACTTAGGCATTAACTACCCCTAACTTTCTTTGCTAAATCTGAATCTGCTTTACCCCATGTACCAGAACTCTTTGTAATAAAAGAATTCACTCTTGCAAATGCCCATTGTTGTGGAGTAGTGCCAGGCCTATGTCCGCCTTTCCATGCAGCCATACCTCTGTTATAAACTTGTTTTAGAATTGAGTAAGGCATACCTGATTTCTCTGCCTTCTTTTTTAGACCTTTGATAACTTCGTTAAGTTCTACATCGCCTTCACCAAACATTTGTTTATACTTCTTTGTGTGTACAGATGGTTTAGTCTTTGCCTTTTTATCAGCAGGTGATTGTTTGTATGCAGACTTATCACTATCAGATTTTTTACTACCTTTTTCTAAATGTCTATCGTGTGCCTTTTTATCTTTATCAGATAGCCCTGCAACATATTTCTTAGGTTGGTCTGTATCTTTATCTTTAGGCACAGTCTTTTCTTTTAGTGCCATCTCTTTCAGTTGATTTGCTCTTCTTGTGATTTCATCAACTTCGTATTCTAAGTCAGGAACGGCTCTGTCGATTGCCTCTTTGATGCCCATTCTTTTCATCAACTTGTCTTGTATTGGTTTCTTTTTCTTTACAACGACTGTAGATGAATCATCGCCTGTGCCTGCAACTGCTGTGCCTGTTGCGTTTGCTGGTGCATCTTCACTTAACTTTTTCCAGTCATCATATGAAAGATACATATCTTTGTCGGGGTCTAAATATTGACCTTTCTTGTGGTCGTAGTATACAACTTGTCCTGATTTTGTCATAAACGGACCTTCAAGACCACTTCGTTTACCATACTTTGCACGATTGATTGATGGCAACTTATGTTGTTGTGTTTTAATTTTTGCAATATCAGACATATAAATCCTCTGTTGTTAAATAGACACCATTATATTTGAATACATCATATCCCATAATTGTGTCTGTTGTTTCTTTAAATTCTACACTCTCATTGATATTTATGACTACCTCGCCCTCTGAATTGTAGATGTCGTGTTTGACTTTGTATGTGCCTTCTGTTAAAGGTTCACCATAGTTTTCATCTAACTGAAACTCAAAGCCTTGTTCTTTTAAATGATTGTAGATAACTTTTTCTACTTCAAGATTTTCGCCATGTTGCTCTTTGAAAAAAGCAAACGCAGCTGCAGCTGCCGACCCAATAGGTCCTCGAATACCAACTTTCGCTAATAATTTTTTAAGATTGAATACGAAACGAATGAGAAGTGTGTAAGCGTTTCGTTCTTTGGGGTTTTTAATTTCTTTTGACTTCTTTAAGACTTTACCTTTCTCGTCAATAATACCCAGTTCAAATGCCTTGGTCCTATTGAAAGGTGTAACTAATAGTTTTAATACTCTGTATGCTATTACAGCATCTATTACTCTACTCATTAAAGTCTTCCTATTTGTGCCATGACTGTATGATTTATAGGTATTTCAACTAAATCATTCTCTGGCATAAAATGTAAATATACTAAAAAGGTTTTAAGTAATGACCAGTGTTCTACCTCTGTCTTAAAGAATAATAATGTTGTAGTAGCATCTACGCCAAATACATTTGATAGAATGATTATATGATTAATAATCAAACGCAATTTTAATTCTCCAGATGTGTCATACTTTCTAAATAATCTTTTCAGATATCTAAATCGTTTCATGTCATCTAAAAACTCTGCTTCATCAACACACGAAGGATTATCATAATGTTTCATTGCAAACATATTGATATTCTCAGGTGTCAATTCCGAAAAATCGACCATAATAAAACCTAATTGTAATTATAAATTATACTAAATTAGCAAAAACTTTGTATGTATTGTTCGCCTGTTTTTCCCAATTGAATTCAAGTTTTAGTCCACCCTCTTTCTTGTGAGAGATGCCATCGCCGTTTTCGATTTCAGTTCCTGATGACATAGGACCATTAGAATTTTCTGGAGTTTTGCCATATCTACCACCGAATTGATTTACTTCAACAACAGCGTTGCCTTTATCACCATCTATTTTAGGTAATCTGAAGTTTAATCCTACAGTTCCCATACGCATTGCAAGTTGTTCTACTGCAGCGAGTGGTTGTAAATATTCTTTATCAGCTAAAGCACCAACAAATCCATTTAATTTTTGTAATGACTCAGGGTCTTGTACATTGAATAGACCTAGATTATCATCTTCTACGGAGTCTAATCCAATACTATGACTCTCATCAAATTGTTTAAAGCTTTTCATCTTCTTTCTTCTCCTGTTCAGTTGATTCATCTGGAGTTTCAATCTCAACTACAACATCTCTTGGATTTGTAGTCAATGTTTCGTGAATCATACCATTAGATTCTTCTTTTTCTTCTGTAATTCTCATTGCAATCTCCTATGAAGTTGCCATGTCTAATGCAATTTCTTTCTCAGGCGGCATTGCATCTCCGGCGTCATCAATTTGTTTTATAAACAAATCTGTTTGCTGAAGAGCCCCCGCTAAAGCGTTAAGGTTATTTCTCATTTCTACTACTTGAGATTCGCCTTTTTAATTTCGTCAACTGCTTTATTATAGTCAGTTACTATTTCTTCTCGCCTTTTCAGTAAATCATCTTTACTAATACTCATAATATCTCCATTCATTATTAAATGAAAGGGGAGCGAACTCCCCTTCCAAAATTTACAGTCTATCTATTAATCAGAGATTAAGAGAACGCAGGAACTGTTACAGAACTAACTGTTCCAGAGATGTAATATACAGTAGCAGAAGCACCAACTAAGCGTAGGTCTAATCCTGATAATGTATCCATCTTCAATGTAAAGTGAGCTGTACCATTAGATATTACTGCAAGTGAATTTTCATCAGCAGTGTTATCTAAATGAACAACAGAACCTTTGAAAAAGATTGTGTTGTTAGCTGTCTTGATTGTAACATCTGTAGCGTCAGCCGCTGCACCACCGTAGACAAAATGAAACGACAAACCAGCACTAGGTGTTGGAAGCGTATAAATTCTATCAGCAGAAGTATCAGGTACAACAACAGTTCTACCAGCGTGAGTAGCTGCACTTAATGTAACAGCAGTATCAGCCAAAGCAACAGGAGCCGCTAGAGCGTTCATCATTTCAGCGATTGTTACTTTTTTGTTAATAGGTGTTCCCGAAGGGTCGTCAACTACATGAAGTAAATCTTCACGAGCAGTTGCTGTACCTAGGGAAGTCAGAGCTGTGATTTTCTTATCAGCCATGTTTTTCTCCTTTATTTTAAATTACCCCTTATGTATTCGGGGAATGTTAGCCCATGTATCGAAGTTAATCTAACAAGGGATTTTAAAGGGGAGAAAACTCCCCTTCATGTTATTATTTATAAGACTTATGTAGTCGTTACGCCATTAAGTATTGAACCACTTCCAGATGTTGAGCCTGATTGAGTTTCAATAACTAGTCCAGCAGCATCTACTGTATAAGCTTCTGCAGCGAATCCATCAGTACCATCAGTTTCGTTGATAACTTTACCAGAACCATCTTCTAACATACTAACTCTTCCGACTAATGTATCAACGCCAAAACCAGTTCTGTATGCTTGAGTACCAGTAACATCAGTAGCGCCATCAGCGCCTTCTAATGCCATATCAATAACTTCAACAACAAAATTATCACCAGCGCCAGCAGAGAACAATAAGTTAATATCGTCTGCAATAGTTACTCTCTCTGAAACTGTAAATGAAGTTTGAGAAGCAACTGCTGTGATTGTTAATGTGTTATCTGTACTAATTCCTGTGTCAGAATCTTCGCCAGTAATAGAAGCAGCAGGTGCTGAACCAGCGCCACTAACTGTAACTACTTGATTAACAGCGATTGTTCCTGAAACACCATCAACTGTAATTGTTGTGGAATCATCAACTGCACCGTTTGTTGTACCTGAAGCACTTGAAGTGGTGTTAGCATCACAAACGATAGTGTCATCAGACTGTTCAAGTCTAAATCCAGCGATACCATCTGAAGAACTATCTTGTAGTGTTGCAGTACCGTTTGTATGAATCCAAGCAGAACTAGAAACAAAACCTAAGTAACCTGCAGCCGCAGATTGTAGAGTTCCTCTGAAAGTAATTGTATTAGTACCAGTTCCTGCATAGTACATACATGCAACAGTATTATCTGATACCATGTCTGTAGCACCTAATCTATCTAGTAGGATATATGCTTTGTTTGTTACTGTTTGGTTACCAGACCATGCGGCACTAGTAACTGTGATTGGTTCATCAAAAGTTAATACCAAGTCGAATGTAGCTGCATCGGCATATGCGCCGTCAGTCCAATCTACTGATAATAAGTTTGCTGATTTTAAGCCCACACTCGCTAGGTTTCTAATTGCAACTAAAATCTCAGGGTCTGCGCTCGCATTATCATTACCTGTTGCAGCTGAAGCTACACCTGGTTGCATTACCCATCCTTTATCTGTTGCACTTACAAACTCACGAGAGTAGCCAGAGTTTGAGTCCATCGGTAAACTTTTAGGTCTACTTTCAGCGTTACTCGTCTTTCCCCATATTGCCATTTAAATCTCTCCTTTTATAAAAGTTTGTTTTTGTTAATTAACATTACTATTTATCAATATCCAATCTTCTTCAATTGACGAATAGTATTCGAGGCACTTGTATGCAATATACCAATACCTCCTTTTGCCGTCCATTCTTTAATATTTTTAGGGTAATCATCAATCAATACGGCTTGTTCTCTCTTACCACTATTACCTATCATTGTATAGTCTTGTTTCTGAACTCGATTTACTAAATTAATTCTAGCAGAATTGTTTAGTTTCAAGTTGCTACTTATCCATCTTAACTTTCCAGGTTTGCAATTTGGGTCTGCATTGTTCTTCACAGAGGCAGACAATATATGTGGGTTATGTTTCTTTATATATCCCCATAGTTGTTTGCCACCTGGCATCCAAGGCATGTTAGACCAGAAGTTAGGTGTATTTTTAATACTATCCCAGTCTTGACCATGTCGCATTCCTTCCCAATTCTGTCCTGTCGCTTTACTAGCCGCCTTGACAAAATCAGTTAAGACTCCATCCATATCACAATAGATACGAGGCAAATTACCCTTTGCCTCTTTGTAAAACCCTTTATAGTTTTTCATAGTGATACAATTCTTTTAATGTAAATTCCCCGTACTGGCTTTATTGCCACCAGATATCTGCCCAATGTCAACATTAGGATTTACTTCAATCTTTGATTGACCTGAACTCAATTTTACCTTTTCTTTCTTTGCCTTTGCGGCATCAGGTTTAGGTCCTTTCTTATCTAACAATGCATGTGCAACACCAGTTCGTAAAGAAACTTCTCCTGTATCAGGATTAGGTTCAGGTTTTGTAACTTTATTCTTTTCGTTTTCTAACTCAAGTTTAACCTCTCTATTTGGTCTTTGAATCTCTCTATTCGCCTTAGAGCTAACTTCTTCAGAACCTCGTTTTTCATTCTTCTTTAGCTTCACTCACACTAGGACTATTCTTCATGTAGTCAGCAGCAGATGTCATCTTATCATTAGCAGATGTTATCTTTGACTGTACCCATGCCTCTAGTTCGTAGTCAGAACCTTTTGACTGAAGAATACTCATCAACTGATTCAGATTGTCTTGCATGGTTTTTAATTGACCAACTGCCATAGACACTTCATTGTCCTCTTTTTTGAGTCTTACCTGTCTATATGCTTCTCTGAATGATTGTCCGTATTTCATAATTATCCTTCTAGTCTATCTCTTATAATAAATTCTTCTGCTCTGTAGTTAGTTAAGAAATGTTTGTTGTAAGTGTCAATGAATGTTCTTACTTCTTTCAAAGGTAGAACTTGTTTGCCTTCTGTAAGTTCAGCATTAATGAAACCCTTTACGCCACCTCTTGCAAGATATGTTTCTACCATTTGTGAAAATTCTTTAACACGAACTGTAACAGTTTTCATTTCGTCTACTTGCATCTGTGCAACAACATTTTGAATACTACCTGGTTTTTCGTCTAGGTATTTTTCAGTCTTGTACATAGCATTAATCTTTTTCATTGCAGTCTGCATCTTAGGTGCATCTTTAACTTTTGCCATATCAGCGCCACCGTTGTTCTTAACATCAGCACGAACATCTGATTTCATGTACATAGCGTTCATGTCTTTCATAGGCTTATCTTCTTTTGACTTGTGAGGGTCTTTAACCATAGCATTAAGCATCTCTGCATTTGGTTCTGCATCTGCTTCGCCAGTTTTCATTGCCTTCATCATCATTTCTTTTTTAGCCATTTCTTTTTTCATCGCTTCTTCAACATATTCTTCATCAGCTGTCTTAACTTTTTCAGGTTTGCCAAGTTTAGCACCTTTCATTGGTGGCATTTGTTTAACACCTTGTTTAAGTTTTTCTACATCAGAGTCTTTTAATTTAAACTCGTTGATTGCCTCTTCAGCAAATGCTAATAGTTCTTCATTCTTAGCGTCATGTGATTTATCGACTGCCTTAAAGAACTTCTTTTTCTCTTCATCCGACTTCAAATCATCTAGGGAGTTAATCCCGCCTTCTTCATCTGAGCATTGAATTTATCTTTATAGTTCATTGTTCTTCTCCCTTTGTTTGTTATTATTCATTATAGTGCGTCCTGTATTACATCTGCATATTTGCCGAACTTTCTTTCTATTGCTTTATTTAACACAGGTGAAAATTTATTTCTTAGTTCAATTGCCCCATTACCTACGGCACCACTATAATTGTCGTGCGCTAATTCTAAAGCATTGTAAATCTGAACAAGTTTTTTATCACCACACGCCTTTGCAATTTCAATTCTTGCACCGGAGTGGTCATTTCTATCAGTCATTGCAACAACCTTCTTATGTATTTTATCTACCTGAGGTGTTGAAGGTATATCTCTACCAGACCTAAGTTTATGCATACCTTTAGGTGCTGGTGGTTCGTTTCTATTAGAAAAATGAACCTCATCAAGTTCGACTTCATCTTTTTATATCTTTTTGTAATTTGCTTTTCTCTTGCTTTATCTCTGACCTTTAACTTGATTTTTAGCAAATTGCTTGTTGAATAGGTTTCGTATTTCTCTTTGTCTTTTTCTTTGTAACCATCTTGCAAATGCAGCCTTTCTTTGTGCATCACTTTTGAAACCTTCTTCGTAATCTTCAATGCCCAATTCTTTCTTGACCATCTTTGTTGCAGTAGCAAATCGAACAGAGTCGCCTTCTTTACCATAGCGTTTGATGAAGTCATTCTTAGGCAAATCATCTGCCTTGTCATGCACTTTCTTAATCTGCGTTTTAGATAAGGTTGCCTCTCTTAGTTCTTTAAACTTCATAATAGTTCCTTGGCAGCATCAGATACCATAGGTATGTCTGCTACAGAAAGTTGTTGTAGATGAGATACTGAATATGATTTCATTTTATTTTTTAATTTATTGAAATTCATTTTGCTTCCAGTAGCACTTTTATAATCAGTCTTTCCTTTCAAAGGTGCATATGCTTTTTGCAATGCACTAATTTGAGCAGGTGTGAATTTGCTCATCTAATCTTCTTTTAAAGTATCCATCATAGTAATGTCTTTTACATTAACACTTGTTGGACCATTAGATGCTGTAGGTTTAATCTTTACAGTATCACCACTTACTGATATGACATCACCCATAGTTCTCATGCCTCCTTGAGATTTGCCTTGAACATACAGTTTGGTGCCTTTTTTAAGATTCTTTAAAGCAGTTGCAACATCATTACTGTTTACAGACTTACTTATACTCATGCCTGTGTATTCTTTCAAATCTTCTACTTGTTCGACCTCTTGACTAGCGTTACTGGTAGTGGTATCGCCAGTCGCTGGTAAGTCCAAGTTTTCATTCGCTCTTTTCATTGCGTTTTTAACATCAGGATGGTCTGCTAATCCAGGCGCAAGTTTATTAATCGCCTTCGCAGCACCTGTGTAGTTACCTTGTTTATAACGAGGGTCATTTAAAATACCATATGCCTTTTTGATTTCAGAAGATGAAAACTTTTTGCCACCTTTTTGAGGTCCCGAACCAGGTCCACCTTCAGTAGTATCTCTGTATTCTCTAGCCTCTTGTAAGGCTTGCCTCATAGTTTTTGTAAAATTATTTGCCATTATAGTTCCTTTTTCATTCGTATTACCGCCTTCTCTAATTCATCTTCCCAGCGGTCTCCGTATCGTTTCTTATATTTATCTATTATTTTATCTTCATTTGCAAAATTATCGATATCTTTTCGTTCAATTACTTTATTTGCAAGCTTAAAACTTAATACTGGTTGTCCTGGCGTCATCGCCATCGTGTGTTGTGCGTAATCTTGACCGATTTCGTAGACTTCATTTGCAGTTACAACACTCACCTGATTGAGGTCAAAGTACTCATCTGTACTGGCCATCTCGTTTTCTAGTGTTTCTAAGACACTAGGTTCGTTTTGTAGAGTCTTTTCTTCAAGTTCTTGTATGTCATATAGCCATGCCTTCTTGACTAGACCATCATTCTCATACGAAACATAGTTTGTGCCTCGTCTAACGATTGTGCCTGTAGAGCCATCAACATGTTCAACCATATCACCGACATTGAATATTTTTTCTTGGTGATATTCTTCTCGTATGTCATTGTTTAAGAAATCAGTAAACGATTCGTATCTCTCGTTGATACCCATGCCTTTCTTAACTGCATCAAATAATTGTTTTGCATCTCTGTCAGAAAGATTTCTTGTCAGTCCTGTTTTAAAAGTTTTGAAATCGTTGTTCTTTGCCATCTCACGCATCTTACTTGCACTCATGCCAGCAACACCTTCTGCATCAGGGTCTCTGTCGCCAGATGAAACAACTTTCACAGATTTGTAATTGTAGTCTTTACCATTATACTTGTCAGCAAGTTTTTGAAATTCATTAATACGGTCGCTACCAGCAATCATAATGATTTCGCCGTACATCTTGTCGTAGAATTTCAACACTTCCATAAATGTTCTTTGTGTGCCACCAGCAGGTAAAATCTTGTTCTGAGGAAACATCTTCTTCATAAACTTGATTTTAGTTGCCTGGTCTAGTGGGTTCTTTCGTTTGTCGGTTGAGGCACTAGCATAAACAATGTGATTAGCACCGTTCTTTCTAGCTTGTGTTATCACTTCTTTCATAAGTTTATCATGCCCTATAGTAGGAGGGTTGAACCTACCGTATGCAAAAACTAATTTGCTAGACTTATCTAATGCCTCTCCAACCGGTCTATGACCGCTTTCTTCTTTTCGCAATGAATCTATCTCAGCATCAGTTACTTCGCCATCATCTAAAATTTTCTTACACTTTTTCAAGAATGTAAGATAATGGTATTTCTCTAACATTTTGTAGATTACATTCTTCGGTAATCTATTCTTAATACTAAATGTTTTAATCTGGTCTGGTGTCATATCTTTATCAAACGCATCTCGTCTTTCAGCGTCAGCGACATCACCTATATCGCTCAAATCTTGTATACTCTTTTCAATCTCGTTTAACTTAGATGTCAATCGTTTTTCTAAATCTTTTATTTCGCCTGGTTTTAGTTCAGACAATTCATCATAGTCAATAATATCTCTTTTTAATTCGCCTTTAACAACATCTATCTCTTGTACTTTTCTTTCAAAGTCTTTTAGATATAGATTCATATCAAACTTGAAATCATCTGGTCGTTTGACAAACTTCTGGCCTTTAATATCAAAGACTGCATCTGCCTTAGCGTTCTGGTCATCATAGGTTTTTTTGTCTGTGATGAAATAATAGTTGACAGGATGTTTTGTATTAGGTATATCTTTACCTTGAATGTTGTCAGGGTTCTTTGCAGACAAATATTTTTTAGAAAGTCTTACTCTCTCATCTTCTTGTTTTTCAATAGGCACATCAAACAAAACATTGATGTCTAAGTCAGCATCATTTCTGTATCTGTGTGTAAGTATAGAACCAATCAAAGTATATTTCAGTACAGGATATTCTTTCTCGAAATCTGCCAACTGGTCCTCAATCATCTTGATTACAGATGGTTTGATTACAGGGTTAGATGTATCCTCTTTATCAAAGACCATAGGAGCATAAGTGCTTCTTGGGATATCAATTATTGATTCTTTGAATGTGCTAAACGATTTCATTTATTTACTCTTTTTACTATATGCTTGAGCGCCAAAAAATGCAGCAACAATACCAGCAACTGCTACAAAGTAGGTTGGTGCCATTGAACCAAGTGTTTTCTGTGCTTCTGATAATCCAGCCATAGAAGCAATAACTACTGCAAGAGGATATAACAATAACCCTGCTAATGCAAACCATGTCATCTTGCGTTGAGCATCTCTCATTGCATCTGCATCTTCAAGTTCTTTTCTCTTGAACTCTAAATACATTGCCTCTTCTGCTTCACTTACTTTTCCATCACCGTTAGTGTCTGCTGGATGGTGTGCAACTACCTTAACTTCTTTTTTAACTTCTTCTTCTGCCATTATCCTTTCACCCAATTTTTGGCCATGTTAAAGTTTGCACGACTGAATTCTAATCTGTCTACAAGTTTAACAGCACCTGATTGTTTAATTGCTACATATCCTTCTGGATTTGTAACTTTGAATCCGTTCTTTGTTCTTAGGAAAGAACCGATACTCTGTATATTATTTAGTTTGTTCATCAATATTGTTTTTGCTGATTGAAATGTTATGTATGTTGCAATAGCGAAATATAAACCTTCTCTATCTGCTCTGATTATTTTCATACCAACTTCTCGAATTTCTTCATACTTTTGTTTTGTTGATTCTTGTTTCTTACCATCAATTTCTTTTTGTAACTTATCTTTGAAATATACTTCAAAGTTATTTACTAATGCATTTGTGTTTGTGATTGGTGTGCCTTGTCGAATGTAAGTGTTGAAGAATGTTTTCAACTGAACGCCTAATGACAATGTGTTTTTGTCTTTCTTAATCTTGTCTATAAATTTGCCTGCCTTGTAAGCAGAACCTTCTGACATTCTAATGATGTTATCAAATGCGATTTCTTCTGTTCTTGTAAAACCAGGGTTCGTTTGTTTGTACATTGCATCATCAAAAAATACATCTTTGTTTTTACTTAGACCACCAACGCCAGCGCCAAAACTTGCACTTAGACTTTTGATTGTTTTGCCAGAATATGATGTGTGAAATATGATGCCAATCTTTGCAGCGTTGACTCTTTTATAAAGTGAACTGCCTAAGAATCCTGTCTTAACAACAGGCACAGCATATGTTATTGTGTTTGGTGTAAAGACAATTGAAGATTTACCATCTACAACTTCTGTCTTTTTATCACCACTAGTAAACAACAAGTCGCCTTGTAGTATGCCTTTGATACCTAGTTTTGGAAAATGTTTTAGTGCAACAGTTAATTTGTCTGCCAATGCACCACCATGATTTCTTTTGATGTCTGCATTTGTATAATTAATTTTTGGGGTTGCGTTGAATAACGACTTAGTTGCAACAAAGAACTTGCCGTTCTCTGGATTTGTGCCACAAAATATAGCAGGTGCGCCGTCCCACTTAACTGAGATTTGCGAGCCGCCTTCGCCACCTTGTAACATTTGTTTGATAGATTTTAGAAATTCTATGGCAGTTTTTGCCCCAGCACTTCCATTATTGATAATCTCATCTTCCAGATGTTCCAGATGTGTGTTTTTATCCTCTACAATGTAGTCTTGAAAATTTTGCATTACACTTTTTCCATTAATTTAGTTTGTTACAGTATTATTTATAATTTATTCCCTCTCTAAATTGTCATAATATAGGCATATTATACACTAAAAATAGGCTCTTGTGTAAGTATTTGGTCGAAAAATGGTCAAGCTAAGGTGAATTCAATTCAACTATATTATCTTCAAACCAGGTGTAGTTATGAATAAAGATTTACCAGCCCAACCACCAGCTGCTCTAGTTCTACAAGTAATTGGTATACTTACACACTTTGTTGTCTTTTCATTTACAACCCAATCAAACGACATACTAAACGATTGTGACCTACTATCATAGTGAAATTTTATCTTTTGTAATTGTTTAGGGTCTTTGACCAATAATACATTTTTTAAATCTGCATTTTCTGATACATCTTTTATTTGACTTTCTGAGTTTTCTCTACCAATTAATAGTTTGTAGGGACAAGGAACAAAATCAGCTCTAGGATCCTCATATGTGTAGAAATAAATTGTTTTCAAAAAGTAATCTAAATTTTCAGGCGCAGTCAAATGATTGCCTAAATTTCTTATTAGGTTATTTCTAAATTTATAATAAAAATCTTGAGCATAGAAGTTTAACTTTTGAGCAATAAAAATCGTTGCTAACTCACCGAATGCTTCCCTAGAAGCAGACTCACTATATTTTTCTTCTGTAATGTCAAAATTTTTCATAGCGCCAACTACTAGTTTTTTTGACTTAGGAATTTCTGTAACAGCTGTGTTCCATGCATCATCTATTATATTCATGCAGGCGTCTACTTGATTTTTATCACCTAGTTTGCCATAATAAGCATATAGGTTTGTATTAAACTTTGGTGTTAAGTCTTTTCCTTCAGCTATTTTATTTGAATAACCAATGTAGTCGCCA